TGCCACAACCGGAAGCGCACGGTCGACGAAAATTTAACGACAGGCTATCTATGAACCAGCTACCTCGCCGTGCGCTTTCGCGTTATGGTCTGACTTTTCATGGAAATATCCTTTCAGTAAACTGTCAGTGCCGGATGCTCACCCGTGTCCGGCGCACGCACTCCACCTCACCCGTGGAGAACTCCTTAATTACTAACCTTAGCTTTGTTGATTAGCTACTAACGCGGGTATGTAATCATTCTGGCAATGCTTAATGCCGCTGCTTTTTCCAGATTGGTGATATCCTGCTCCAGAGCGGACAGATTTTCAGCCTGCTTAGCCCTGGTTTCATTGGCCCATTTCAAATCCTGCGCTGCATTAATTTTCTGGCGCATCCACTCATAAAGTTCATCATCGGTATAGTCTGGCGCGATGATGACGGGTTCTCGTTTCTGCATACTGATTCCTCGCGGTGCTGTTTCGCTTATCAGCCGTTAGATTTTGCCGAACTGGAAAGCGCCTGTTTAAATTCGTTGAAGCTGAGAGCTTCTTCGCAGTCGGCAAGACCTTCGAAGTATTCTTCGTAAGCCTTTTCCATGATTGTGTCGAAATCCATATCACTCACCTGGGTTTCTTTCCAGCCAGCGACGGGCACCATTTTCGGTTTTAAACGTTTTGCTTTTGGTATACGTCATCGCGGTGAACGTACCGTCCTGGTTGGGGAACACGCCACATACCAGAGATTCGCTGTTGCCAAGATCGATAGTATCCATGCTGACCTCATTTCCCCTTAACGCCGGGGTAGCGGAACTGTTTGCTGAGAACACCGTGCGGTGTCTTGATGGAAAATAATTTAGAATAACCTAACATGAGAGGCAAGTGTTTTTTGTTAGATTGATCTAACAAAAAGGGTGGGCGCAACTAATCACTTGAAAAGAATGTTATTTTATTGATTTATTTTTACGCGCTTTAAGCATTTCTTCGAAGAGTTTGTTGAAGTTTTCTACTCTTGCGCGCATTTCAGACAGCAAGGCTTCCTGCTCGGAAGATGGAAGAGCATCGAATAATTCGATCAATTCTTTGTGGTTGGGAGTTAGCTCTGTTTCCACATGAAGTTCTTGTGCAGGCACTGGTGCCTTGTCTTCGTCACCAAACATTAGCCATGTAGGTGAGCACTTCAGAGCATCCGCTAAAGCAAACAATCGTTTTCCGACTGGCTGGGTTTCGTCTCTTTCCCATTGTGAAATTGTGACGTGAGCAACTCCAGCGAGGCGCGCGGCTTCTCGTTGTGTTAAGCGTAATTCTTTTCGTCGCGCCAGAACTCGCTGGCCCAGGGTTCTTGTATCCATAGTTAGGTAATTCTAATTTTTCTTGACTTAGGTATCCCGCGCACAATAATGTTAGAAAAGTCTAACAAGAGGGGGGCTTTGATGCTTAAAGTTGACGCAATTACTTTTTTTGGCAGCAAAACAAAGCTTGCCAATGCCGCAGGAGTGAGGCTGGCAAGTGTTGCTGCTTGGGGGATACTGGTTCCTGAAGGTCGCGCGATGCGTCTACAGGAGGCATCTGGCGGGGAGCTTCAGTATGATCCCAAAGTTTATGATGAATATCGTAAGACGAAGCGGGCGGGGCGGTTGAACAATGAAAATCACTCCTGAACAGGCTCGTGAGGCTCTGGATGCCTGGATATGTCGACCAGGAATGACACAGGAGCAGGCGACGATATTAATCACTGAAGCATTCTGGGCTTTGAAAGAGCGCCCGAACATCGATGTTCAGCGTGTCACAGATGAAGGTGGCGCGGTTGATCAGCGAGCGCTTGGTGTTAATCGAGTGAAGATATTCGAACGCTGGAAGGCTATCGACACCAGGGATAAGCGTGAAAAGTTCACGGCGCTAGTGCCTGCGATTATGGAGGCTATCCGGATTAGTGATTTCAGGTTGTATCGTGAAATTAGTGACGGAAAAAGCATCACGTACATGATCGCCGGGTTAAACAAAGAATATGGCGATGTGGTGGAGTCCGGACTGCTTTTTGCTGATCCTGCCGTAGTGGATCGTGAAACTGACGAACTTATAGAAAAAGCAATTGCTTTCAAACTTGCGTATCGACAGCAATACCAACAAAAAGCTGGATGGAATTATGAGCCTTCTTTTTGCTGAACGCCCACTGGTTATAAACACACAGCTTGCGATGAAGATTGGCTTAAATGAAGCCATTGTGTTGCAGCAGTTGCATTACTGGTTGAGAGATACCAATTCCGGCATGGAATGTGATGGTGTTCGCTGGATTTACAACACAACGGAACAATGGCTGGAACAGTTCCCATTCTGGTCAGAGTCAACGTTAAAGCGCGCGTTTGCAAGTCTGAAAACGCTGGGGCTTTTGCGTTGTGAAAAGCTCAATAAATCAAAGCGCGATATGACCAATTTCTACACGATTAACTATGGGAGCGAGCTTTTAGATGATGGCAAATTGAGCGAATCCATCGGTTCAAAATGCGCCGCTCCATCAGGTCAAAATGACACGATGGAAGAGGTCAAAATGAAACGCTCCATTGGTTCAAAACGACCCAATGTCATCGGGTCAAAATGGCCCGATGATCCTACAGAGAATACAACAGAGATTACTACAGAGAATAAAAACACTTTTCGTCCGGAAGCTTCGCAACCGGACCCGCAGACGGCTGAACAGGATTTTTTAATCCGGCACCCTGGCGCAGTTGTGTTTAGTGCGAAAAAACGCCAGTGGGGTAGCCAGGAGGATCTGGCGTGTGCGCAGTGGATATGGGGGCGGATCGTGGGTCTCTACGAACAGGCCGCCAGTGATGATGGCGAGATCATGCGACCAAAAGAGCCTAACTGGACTGTCTGGGCCAATGATGTGCGCACAATGCGGATGCTGGATGGCAGAAGCCACAGACAAATTTGTGAAATGTTTGGTCGGGTACAGCGGGATCCATTCTGGGTAAAAAACATCATGAGCCCGTCAAAGCTCCGCGAAAAATGGGACGAACTGGTCATCCGCCTGGGGCGTTCACCTGTACAGCGTTGTGTTAATCATATTTCTGAACCGGATACAGAAATTCCGCCTGGTTTCAGAGGATAAGTTTTGATTTCAGGTCATGAGGTAATTTTAAGGGGGACTTGTGGCAAAAGTTTTTACACAAGAAGAGCGGGAAAAAATTAAAGGGCAGGTGGTGGAACTCGTGCGCCAGAGCGGTCGTGAGACGTTACGGCAACTGGAAGCTAAAACAGGTGCGACTAGATATCTGATGAGCGTTCTTGCCAGAGAGCTGGTAGCCAGTGGCGATGTATACAACTCCGGCTACGGGTTATTCCCGTCTGAACAGGCGCGTAAGGACTGGCAAAACGCCCGCAAAAAACTCTCGAGGGCAAAGGTGAAGAAAACAGCTGTGGTTGATCCGGACCTTATCTGGTCGTTACCTGATGGAGAAATACGTCGCTACGACAGTCGCCTAAACATAATCTGTCGCGAGTGCCGGATGAGTGAAGTTATGCAGCGCATACTGGCATTTTATCAGGGATAATGTTAGGTATTTTAGACGTTACTAGATTAAAAAGCATTAGTTCAGGAGTGAATTGACATTCTCATTTTTCATGGCACAGGGTAGATCTGGCGTGGTTGTCCGCTTTGTGCCAAAAGCTGTCATAGATACGAGCATTTTCCGAAAATTAATTCCAATTAAAACAAATATCTACAGTTCAACATTATTGTCCATTAGCAAAAAAAACATAAATTCAGGAGAATTTAGTGAGTAACAAGTTCAATTCACCTTTACAAAAATAATTCCATAAGATATTGATTTATAGTGTTTTATTTTTGTGCATTTGAAGTATGCCGGGCGATGCTGTAGAAGAATATTTATTTTTATGACTTTTCAATTATTATGATACGTACGTGTGATGTAGGGCAGGTTTTGCCTAATCGTTATATCTCTATAAATGGCTCAGGACGGCAACATAATGGCAACGTTACAACAAGAACTAATAGTTCGTGGCGAACAAGTTGAGCGAGTGTTTATCAACTATCAGGATAAAAAATACGTTGTGAATCGACAGTATCAACGTAAATTGATTTGGACTATTGAGGAAAAACAAAATTTTATTGACTCGATAATCAAGGGATTCCCGATACCTATCATTTTGTTAGCAGAACCTCTTGGGAGAAAAGACGGCACTCTCGAGATTATTGATGGGATGCAGCGTATGAATGCCATCATGTCTTTTATCTCGAACGATTTTTCATTTAATGGATTCTACTTTGATTTAAATACGTTCGCGACGACGAAAGACCTATTAGATCGCGGAGTCATTGATCAGAAGATGCCACTCCTTGATCGAAGCCAGTGTCTTGCAATAGCATCATATCCTGTCCCGCTTTCAATTTATGAAGCAGCCGAGAGAGACTCAGTTGAGGAAGTGTTCAGGCGAATTAACTCAGGTGGACGTCAGCTCTCACGACAGGAGTTGCGTGCAGCAGGTGCTACAAATGTGTTTGCGGAATGTGTTCGGAAGATCTCCGCAAGAGTTCGTGGTGACACATCTAACGCGGATCTCTTGCTCTTAAGCGAGATGAAAAAAATTAGCATCACGAACAAGGATTTAGACTACGGCATTAGTGCCGATAGCGTCTTCTGGATTGTTAACGGAATATTGACGAAGGAGCAGTTAAGACAGAGCCGGGATGAAGAGATAGTGGCGGACATTCTTGCTTATATGGTTTCTGACAAACCTCTGGCCTCGCGTACAGAGCTTCTAGATGACTACTATGGAGCAATATCCCCGGAAGCTTTAGCCAGCAAAGCAAGATTCGAAGCGATTGATCAAGCTATTAAAAAGAGAACCGGGGAGCTAGTCGATCTTGATTATCAAAGAGTACATGATGCGATAATCCTACTTCTTAGTCAGGCTCAAACGACATTCTCTGGTTTGATTTTTCCTAACGGAAATGGTGGTAATCCAGTCCCCCGTTACTTTCAGGTGGTCTTTCTCGCCATGCATGACCTGATAATTAAAAGGGGTATGGTGGTTTCAGATAGTGCGGGCCTCATTGGGCGGCTGAAAGATTGCGGTAGGAATATTCAGGTTCAAGATGGAGGGAGATGGGGGGCTGACAACCGGAGTAGAATGGTCGATTCAATAATTGGTTGGATTCAGGGCTTTTTTGAAAACGATCAAAATCCAGATCCTGCAAAAGTTCATTGGATCACGAAGCTCCAAAATTTACTCACTAACTCAATAACTGAGCAGGCGGCCTACGATTTTAAACAAGGTTTCTATACTTTAGACCCATCACCTTCCTTTGATGAACGCTCCTTCGAAAAAATTATGGAGACCTGCGCTGCTATTGCTAATATCGGCAGAGGACACAAGGGCTATGTTCTTGTAGGGGTTGCTGAAAATGCGCATACTGCAACAAGAGTTCAGGAGATTTTCGGAAGCAAGGCTTTATCTTATAACGGCTTCCATATAACTGGTGTTGATCACGAAGCGAACCACGCTGGAAAGAACCTTGACCAGATGTTCCAAGACATCTCTGATCGGGTAGGACGCTCAGGACTTTCAGAACCGCTTAAGTCCTACATAAACACTCATCTTAAATGCGTTCGATACTTCGATAAGACGGTTTTCGTCTTCGAAATTTTAGGTCAGGATACCCCTTCACATATAGCTGGTAAGTGGGTTGAGCGGCAAGGAGCCCAGGTCAGAGATATCGCTCCTGAAGGAATGGTTGCACTGTTTGAGCGTTTCAGATAGACGGGGCACTTTGCACCATATAAAACAGAGCGTACATAGCGCCCGCATATGCGGGCTTATTTACTCAGGGCACGTTACCAGCTCCTAATTGATTAGACAATGCAGTGCAAGAAATGTCTATAAACTTCCGCTCCTCGCTCAAAGCGGACTAGAAGGTTAGCTTGTGTCGGACTTTGCGTATTAAAAGAAGTGCTGGTGGTGACTAGTGGTTGAGCCCCATTTCCACAGAAAAAATCAGAGAAACTATACCCAATAGTTGTATTGAATCACTGACGAGACAGCCTCATATTCATCAGGACTGGTGTACGTCCAATACAGGAGGTTGTCGTGCTGGTTCTCAAATGTGCGCTAGCTATTGCGGCTGTAATGGCAATTTATTGCCTTGCTGTTGTTCTTACGGATCGCCTTTCTGATTGATTTTATATTGGCGAGGTGACGTGAGTTAAGTAGAATTGCTGCGGGTGCTTGAGGCTATCTGCCTCAGGCATGAACACCAAAGGCAGATAGAGAAAAGCCCCAGTTAACATTACGCGTCCGGCAAGACGCTTAACATTAACCTGAGGCCAATTTCATGCTAGACACATGTAGGTTAGCCTCTTACGTGCCGAAAGGCAAGGAGAAGCAGGCTATGAAGCAGCAAAAGGCGATGTTAATCGCCCTGATCGTCATCTGTTTAACCGTCATAGTGACGGCACTGGTAACGAGGAAAGACCTCTGCGAGGTACGAATCCGAACCGGCCAGACGGAGGTCGCTGTCTTCACAGCTTACGAACCTGAGGAGTAAGAGACCCGGCGAGGGAGAAATCCCTCGCCACCTCTGATGTGGCAGCATCCTCAACGCACCCGCACTTAACCCGCTTCGGCGGGTTTTTGTTTTTATTTTCAACGCGTTTGAAGTTCTGGACGGTGCCGGAATAGAATCAAAAATACTTAAGTAGCGCGCAGGGATAAGAGGGATGGTCCCTTAAAGGGGAGAGCTAATTATCCGGAAGGATTCTGATGATGAACATCGAAGAACTGCGTAAAATTTTTTGTGAAGATGGCCTCTATGCTGTGTGCGTTGAAAATGGAAATCTTGTTAGTCATTACCGCATCATGTGTTTGCGAAAGAATGGGGCTGCGTTAATTAATTTTGTGGATGGTCGAGTGACAGACGGATTTATCTTGCGCGAAGGTGAGTTTGTCACTTCATTACAGGCACTGAAAGAGATTGGAATAAAAGCAGGCTTTTCAGCTTTTGCAGAAGAATAAACTCATCTACAATCTTGCGCGGGGCTGAACTCCCGCTGAGTAACACCGTGCCACCGGAGAAAACCGATGGCACGCAACGCAAAATATTACAATCATGATAATTCGACCGTTCTTGCCCACACGCACGAGCGGTATTCTCACGCATTTAAGTCAGACTGGTACCAGCATCCCCCATGCACTGAAGAACAGGCCGAATGGCTCATTCAGTGTTACCGCAGGCGCGGATACGAGGTTAAAAAAGCCCTTAGCCTCGACTACCGTCACTGGATAATCTCAGTCAGATTGCCTTACTCCGAACGCCCACCGCGTCCGTCCCGCACATTCCAGCAACGCATCTGGAGGTAACGTGCGGGTATTACTTCGACCTGTTCTGGTACCGGAACTCGGGCTGGTGGTCGTTAAGCCGGGCCGTGAATCCATGCCGGTATTCCACAATACCCGGGTACTGGTGGAGCCGGAACCGAAAAGCATGCGTAATCTGCCGTCCGGGGTCGTTCCTGCCGTTCGCCAGCCGCTGGTGGAAGACAAAACATTGCTGCCGTTTTTCAGTAACGCACGGGTGATTCGTGCTGCTGGTGGTGCTGGTGCATTGTCTGACTGGCTGTTGCGCCATATTAAATCCTGCCAGTGGCCACACGGCGATTATCATCACAGCGAAACCGTTATTCACCGTTATGGTACCGGCGCAATGGTGTTGTGCTGGCACTGCGACAACCAGCTGCGTGACCAGACATCCGAATCACTCGAGCAACTTGCTCATCAAAATCTGTCAGCATGGATGATTGACGTCATCGGTCACGCAATAAGCGGTACGCAGGAGCGTGAATTATCTCTGGCTGAATTATCCTGGTGGGCGGTCCGCAATCAGGTGGCGGACGCGCTACCGGAAGCGGTATTACGTCGTTCGCTGGGGTTGCGTGCGGAAAAAATCCGCTCAATGTACCGTGAAAGCGACATCGTACCGGGAGAGCAGACCGCCACCAGCATACTGAAACAGCGCACAAAAAATCTTGCGCCGCTGCCTCACGCCCACCAGCAACAGAACCCACCACAGGAAAAGACGGTGGTCAGCATTGCCGTTGATCCTGAGTCTCCGGAATCTTTCATGAAACGACCTAAACGTCGCCGCTGGGTTAACGAGAAATACACACGCTGGGTGAAGACACAGCCGTGTGCGTGTTGTGGTAAGCCAGCCGACGATCCCCATCACCTGATTGGTCATGGTCAGGGCGGAATGGGGACAAAATCTCACGATATTTTCACGCTACCGCTGTGTCGGGAGCATCACAACGAGCTTCATGCGGATCCTCTGGCGTTCGAAGAAAAGCATGGTTCTCAGGTTGATTTAATTTTTCGTTTTCTTGATCACGCCTTTGCAACTGGCGTGTTTGGGTAAAAGAGGTGAGTGATGCTCATAGATTTGGTTTTACCTTACCCGCCGACGGTGAACACTTACTGGCGACGCCGTGGCAGCACATATTTTATCTCGGAGGAGGGAAAGCGTTATCGCCGGGCTGTGGCGCTTATTGTTCGCCAGCAGCGGCTGAAATTAAGCCTGTCCGGAAGGCTGGCGATAAAGGTGATTGCAGAGCCACCGGATAAGCGTCGTCGCGACCTGGACAATATCCTGAAAGCACCGCTGGATGCGCTGACGCATGCGGGAGTGTTAATGGACGATGAGCAGTTTGATGAAATCAATATCGTTCGTGGTCAGCCAGTATCTGGTGGACGTCTGGGGGTGAAGATTTACCCCATAATGCATGAAGAGCAGGTCAAAAAATGAAACTGGAAGATTTACCGAAATACTACTCCCCAAAATCCCCTTGCCTGACCGATGCATCGGCCTCAACGTCAAAAGATGCGCTGAGTATCACTGATGTGATGGCCGCGCAGGGCATGACACAGAATCGGGCTGAGATGGGGTTTTCTGCGTTCCTGGGGAAAATGGGCATCAGTATGAATGACAGGGCGCGGGCAACAGAATTACTGGCAGATTATGCACTCAGTCGGTGCGATCGTGTGGCGGCGTTGAGAAAACTTCCGGCAGAAATAAAACCGTTAGTGATGCGCATTATGGCTTCGTACGCTTTTGAGGATTATGCCCGCAGCGCAGCGAGTAAAAAGCAGTGCCCTTGTTGCTATGGGGAAAAATTTATTGAAAGCGTAGTTTTTACAAACAAGGTCCAGTATCCGGATGGTAAGCCGCCGGTATGGGCAAAGTGTACGAAAGGTGTGTATCCGTCTTACTGGGAAGAATGGAAAAAAGTCAGGGAGGTGGTAAAAGTTGCCTGTCCGGAGTGTGGCGGAAAGGGTGAGGTTTCCACCGTCTGTAAGGATTGCCGTGGGCGTGGTGTCGCCATTCACCGTGAAGAGTCGGTAAAACGTGGTATGCCTGTTATCAGAGACTGCCAGCGTTGTGGTGGTCGTGGCTATGAAAGACTACCATCAACGGAGGCATTTAATGCTATATGCGAGGTGACAAACCAGATAACACGCGCGTCATGGGAAAAAACAGTTAAGAAATTCTATGATGCGCTGGTGACCCGGTTTGATATTGAAGAAGCATGGGCTGAGCGGCAGTTAAAAAAGGTAACTAGGTAACAAGGTTGATTTTTCCGGAATCTGTGGTAAATTCGTCATAAAGATGGGCTTTTTATACCTGACGTTAGAAGAGTTTCTACAACCCGCCACCGAGCGGGTTTTTTATTGCGGAATTAATTACGGACCGTTATTATTCTGCTCCCGGTCCTTTAGCTCAGTGGTGAGAGCGAGCGACTCATAATCGCCAGGTCGCTGGTTCAAATCCAGCAAGGGCCACCATCACAAACCGCCATGAGCTTATCAGGAAGAGCAGACGACACGATAACAGGGTTGTTGGTGCGGGGGGGGGCGGGTCCCCGATGGCGGTCCATTATCGGTATTCAGCGTTGTTAGCTCAGCCGGACAGAGCAATTGCCTTCTAAGCAATCGGTCACTGGTTCGAATCCAGTACAGCGCGCCATATTCATTCTTCCAGATTCCTTCCGGCAGAGCCTTATACTGGAATATACCTGGCTCAGGATATTGTTGAAAANTCGTTAAGCCGGGCCGTGAATCCATGCCGGTATTCCACAATACCCGGGTACTGGTGGAGCCGGAACCGAAAAGCATGCGTAATCTGCCGTCCGGGGTCGTTCCTGCCGTTCGCCAGCCGCTGGTGGAAGACAAAACATTGCTGCCGTTTTTCAGTAACGCACGGGTGATTCGTGCTGCTGGTGGTGCTGGTGCATTGTCTGACTGGCTGTTGCGCCATATTAAATCCTGCCAGTGGCCACACGGCGATTATCATCACAGCGAAACCGTCATTCACCGTTATGGTACCGGCGCAATGGTGTTGTGCTGGCACTGCGACAACCAGTTGCGTGACCAGACCTCCGAATCACTCGGGCAACTTGCTCATCAAAACCTGTCAGCATGGATGATTGACGTCATCGGTCACGCAATAAGCGGTACGCAGGAGCGTGAATTATCTCTGGCTGAATTATCCTGGTGGGCGGTCCGCAATCAGGTGGCGGACGCGCTACCGGAAGCGGTATTACGTCGTTCGCTGGGGTTGCGTGCGGAAAAAATCCGCTCAATGTACCGTGAAAGCGACATCGTGCCGGGAGAGCAGACCGCCACCAGCATACTGAAGCAGCGCACAAAAAATCTTGCGCCGATGCCTCACGCCCACCAGCAAAACCCGCCACAGGAAAAGACGGTGGTAAGCATTGCCGTTGATCCGGAGTCACCGGCTCAGTATCTCCAGCGCCAGAAACCACAACGGGAAGAGATGCCCGTATACACGCGCTGGGTAAAAACGCAGAAATGCATGACGTGTGACAATCAGGCAGATGATCCGCATCACATCATTGGTCATGGACTAGGAGGGATGGGAACGAAGGCTGACGATTTGTTTGTTATTCCGCTGTGCCGTAAATGTCATAACGAACTGCACGCCGGGGTAAAAGATTTTGAAGAAAAACACGGCAGCCAGCTGTTGTTGCTGATTCGTTTTTTAATGCACGCGAGAAATTCGGGCGTCCTGAAGTGGAAAGCATAAATGACTGAACGCATAGAATTTGTTTTGCCTTACCCGCCAACGGTGAATACTTACTGGCGACGTCGTGGCAGCACATATTTTGTATCAAAAGTCGGTGAGCGTTATCGCCGTGATGTGGCACTAATTGTTCGCCAGCAGCGGTTGAAATTAAACCTGTCCGGAAGGCTGGCAATAAAAATTATTGCAGAGCCACCGGATAAGCGCCGTCGTGACCTGGACAATATCCTGAAGGCACCACTGGATGCACTGACGCATGCGGGGCTGCTCATAGACGACGAGCAGTTTGATGAAATCAATATTGTGCGCGGTCAGCTTGTTCCTGGTGGGCGGTTGGGGATAAAAATCACAGAACTGGGGTGCGCATGAATAACCAGTATTTACAGTTTGTGCGTGAGCAGCTCATTATCGCCACCGCTGATTTGAGTGGGGCAACAAAAGGTCAGCTTGAAGCCTGGCAGGAGAATGCCATGTTCGATACAGGGCGTTACAGGCGTAAAAAAATCCGGTACCGCGATGAAGTGACTGGAAAAATGATAACGCGGGATAATCCCCCAATCCCGGGAAAGCAATCGCTGGCGAAGGGGACGTCAATTCCTCTGGTCAGTCCGATTGAGTTTTCGACATCATCGTGGCGGCGGGCTGTTCTGTCTCTTGAAGAACATCATAAAGCCTGGTTGTTGTGGTGTTACAGCGGGAGTATTTGTTGGGAATATCAGATCGCGATAACACAGTGGGCGTGGAATGAATTTAATACTCAATCCGGTACCAGAAAAATTGCAGGGAAAACGCAGGAACGCCTGAAAAAATTAATCTGGCTGGCGGCGCAGGCAGTAAAAGCAGAACTTTTTGGTGGGGAAGGTTATGAATACAAGGAGCTGGCATTACTGGTGGGAGTGACAACTAAAAACTGGTCCAAAACATTTACTCGTCACTGGGTTGCAATGAAACACATTTTTCACCGACTGGATAGTGAGGCTTTATTGTTTGTAATGAGAACGCGTTCAAAACAAAAGGCGGCATTTTCAAAGCAAAGTGTTGCAAAAGTAGATTGAAAGGCATATATTTCATGCAAATCTGATATTTTGCCGATTTTGTACGTGATGGCAAAAGCAAACAAAACCCGCCCACAAGCGGGTTTTTTTGTGCCACTTATCTCGGATAGACATGGTGAATGCGCTGGTGGAGGAAGCAAGGGTAATTTTTAACCAGGTGATTCTTGAATGCTTGCAACATTGATTTCGTAACGTTATTATCCTGCGCCCGGCCCTTTAGCTCAGTGGTGAGAGCGAGCGACTCATAATCGCCAGGCCGCTGGTTCAAATCCAGCAAGGGCCACCATCACATACCGCCATTAGCTCATCGGGATAGAACGCCAGCCTTCGAAGCTGGTTTCGCGGGGTTCGAGTCTCCGATGGCGGTCCATTATCGGTATTCTGCGTTTTTAGCTCAGCCGGACAGAGCAATTGCCTTCTAAGCAATCGGTCACTGGTTCGAACCCAGTACAACGCACCACACTTATTTTCCCTCGCTCGCTTTTGCGGACCTTTTTTGTATCCGCACCACGCCCGGCGCATACCAACCACAGAGCCTTTCGGGGGGAGCTTATGGAGTGGTCAGTGTGACTTTCTCTGTGGGCAGATCGCTCCCGGGCGTTGGCTCACCCACCCAAAGGAACGTCACGATGTTTGGTATTTTTGGTAAAAAAAGCCCGCAGAGCGGCAACGGAAATTAGAAAGTTTGAAAAACGCGATCTGGCACAGGTGGTGATTAACGCCGCATACCTGGTGGCCTGTGCAGATGGTGAATGTGAGGCTTCCTAGAAAGCGAAGATCGAACAGGTACTGCGTAATCAGCCTGCGCTGTACGCGTTTACGTCAGAAATTAATGCGATTAGCGCAACCATTATCGGTCAGCTGGATACGAACTTTAAAACTGGTCGTCGTGCGGCGTTACGTGAGATCGAGGATGTGAAACACGATACGCGTGAAGCGGAAGATGTGCTGGATGTGGCGGTGGCCATTGCGGAGGCAGACGGCGAAATTGAGCCGGAAGAGCGCAAGGTGCTGGAAGAGATTGCCGGTGTTCTGGGTCTTCGTCTGGAGAATTACCTGTGACGGTAAAACTGCGCCTGACTGTGGCTGCACTCCTGCTGTTTCTGGTGGTGATGGTGGATTTCACCAGCAGAATCATGTCGGTGCTGGCGGATGGGGTGCTGGTCTGCGGCATTATGGTATTGCTGTGGCCGGTGATAAAAAGAAACAGCCTGCATAATGCTTGATTTTTTTGTTTGCTGTTTATTAAAAACACTTCTGCATGGTGAATCCCCCTGTGCGGTGGGGCAATCAGCAAGAAGGAATATGGGGTAATCGCGGATTCAGGTGCTGATACTGAATTCACCGGGAGGCACCCGGCACCATGCTTTGCCACAAAAGTGTTATTTCTGTTTTTCTCAAACTATCATCGTTATCCCTTTATTTTCGGCTGCGCATGGCGCGGCCTTTTTTTTACGACCAGCCACTGGCAGATGGTCATCCTGTGATTTGATTCCGCTTCCGGCTTTTTAACTCTGTTCCTCTACACGGGAGAAATTCGATGTCGATTAAACATTATGATGTTGTCAGGGCGGCGTCGCCGTCAGACCTTGCGGAAAAGCTGACACACAAACTGAAAGAGGGCTGGCAGCCATACGGCGGACCGGTTGCCA